CAAAGCCTAAGTTAGCTACCTCTTCACCGACAACCTGTTGGAATAGTTTAGACATTACTTCCTCAGCAATAGGCTGAGCCATAGGTAGTTCCCTCTCTAGTATACGGAACAAACCTTTATACACATCCTTGTTAGCTGTAGTCATGCTGTTGTTAGTAGCAAAGAACAAAGCCTCAAGCTCTGATCCTGTTAAGCTGTTGCCATACTCACGCATAGCATAGTCAAGTGTCTGCTTAATCTTACGTACATCTTTACTGAATAGTTTATCTGGGCATCGAATACCCTTGTGCTTGGTATAGAAATCCTTATCCATCAAGGACTTAACCAGTGCTAACTCCATCATGTTCGTATTCTTCTTTCTTTAATGTAGTATGATCCGACAGGTTGCTTCATGGATGCAAGAAGGTCAGCAAATTGTTGGTGGCTCATCTCTATAAATATAGTGTATTCCATATCACCATCACTACCCTCTTGTGTAATCCCTACACTCTCTTGATCCATGTATATCTTAACGTCACCGTATGTACATGACTCATCTATAGTAGTTATAATTGTTTCTTCATCTTCCATCTCAACTGTGAACACTTTGATATACCTCTACTACTGCCTCAGCATATTGCTTAGCGTGTTGTACTGCTGCCTCTTGGCTATCAAATAGGATAGGCTCAGAGTTATACGTGAATGGATTCTCATGTGTTGCACACATCCAATCATCAAAGCCTGTGTGGTAACGTACTATATACTTACGCATTACTTCTTACCTTTCTTTATGTAGTTCTTTCCAATGAAGTAGCCTAGATAAACCAGGCCAACACATACTAACGCTTCAGTTAGGTACATCTACTTCCATCCCCTTCATGATAAGCTTTACGAAACCGTACTCAAATATCTTGTGATATGTTTCTGCATCCAAGTCAAGTGTTAGTGTAGCTGACCCATCCTCATGGTCTGTTATAGTCTCTATCTTAATAAGATCATTCATCTTTCAACCCCTTGATATGTTTACGAAACCTTTTGTTGTATGCACGTTTAATCTTTTTTAACTGCCCTGCTTTCCAAAATAGAAACCTACGTGCTTTAGTTAGTCCATCATACTCATCGCCACCCTTCATTGGTATTCGTTTAGTCATCATTGATCTCCACATAAATAATATCATAGTATTACTAACACTTGTTTTAGTTAGGTTAATAATACTATAGTGTTAGTATCATAGTCCTCTCAATGCTAGCCATGATACAGGGAATAGTTCCCTCATCTTATCACAGATTTGATTAGCTACTAGGCGTGTCTCAAGTTGTGTGTCACCTGTGCAACGTAGGTTACACATGTCAGCTAAGGCATCAAGGCTACCTGACCAGTACCACTCAGTCATGGTAGACTGTGGCAGTACCATACGTGCTTGCTCTGGTGCTACACCAGCCTCAAGGAGTGTTTGATATTCGTATAAGGCTGACCTGTAGAACTCATGTGGTACAAGGTAAGGTAGCTTAACTTCACCTGCACTACCTTGCTTCTTATCTTCAGCCCTACCACGCCATACATCAGGTGTGTAGAACTCAGGCTCATCATCAACGTAACGCCTAGAGATCTCATTCCAACGTAGGAACTTATGCTTGACTAACTGACGGGCCACGAAAACAGGAGCTTTGACATGCCAAGTACAAAAAGCATGACCAAAAGGAGAGATGTGCTTATGTACAGCAAGATACCTAACCAGCTTAGCATCTCTATCAGATAAGCCTGAAGCTTTTCCCATTGATGGTTCATTCCAATCACTAACCTTTCCGAAACTAACCCGTGCTGCATTCACTACGGATAGGTCACTACCCATGTGATCAATGTAAGTTGCTGTAATCATTGTATATCTTTCTTAGGTCTGCCGGGTTTACGCTTAATGGTATCCATGCCTGAGTCTATATGTTGTGGGTCAAGCATGTGAACCATGTGTCCATAGCGTCTAAGTATTGCAGTCTTGTTAGCCTCAGGTATCTCAGGGTTAGTTAGTACCCAGTGTACAATCTTATCATCGTCACCACGAAACTGAAACTGTATTGTCTCAAACTCCATGATCCATTTGTCTGTGCTATACTTACTCATGTAGCATCTCCTTTAGTTTCATTGTGTCGGCATCAAGCTTATACTTAAGGTCGTCCTTAATCAATAGTGCTTTAGTCTGTTCACACCCATACAAACGTAGGTGCTTAGTGAATGTCATTGTCTTACCCCATGCATCAGGGTCAAGGGCTACGATAACCTTACTGTAACGGCTAAGCTCATCAGCATGTACCTTAAGTAATGATGTACCTAAGATAGCAAACCCTGTGATGCGTGGGTCTATCTTGGCTACCGTGATGGCTGAGATAGTATCCTCTACCACTACAGCTACATCATCAAAGTGTCCAAAGGTTCTAGTGAAGTAAGATGCCTTACCTGTATACCTGTACCACTTAGGTAACGCCCCGTCAAGTGACCGTCCATTAGCATCAATGATCCTACCCTTATGTTTGATAGGGAATACACAACGTCTATCCTTAACGTCATACATCAGGCCCTCATCATGTAGATCCCACCTAGTCATGAAGGCTTGCATCATAGGGTGCCCATCAGTAGGTTGCACTAGGTACTCAGGTATCTCCATGCGTTCTACTTCTTTATGCACAGGCCTGATGTAGTGCTTCATCTTCTCTTTAATCTCAGCAGCAGTCATACCTATAGCATACATGCCTTGCTTACACCCTAACTTAAAGCAGTTGTATACGAGTACGCCATCCATCTTAACTACAGTAAATGTATTACGTGCTCCACATACTGGGCAGTTAACACGCACCCTTTGCCCCTCACTTATGCTAAGGGTATCAAGGAATTGCTTAGGTAGAACTGTCATCCCTCTTACTCCATCTCTTATTCTGTGTGGTAGTAGCCCCACTAATAGTGTTGACCATGTAAGGTGTGACACTACTAGGACTACTGTGCCCTGATACCTGCATGATACCAGCTAAGTCAACCCCTGCCTCAACCATCTCAGTGATAGCAGTGCGCCGTAAGTCCATAGCTGTAAGCTCATCAGGTAGGCCAGCCAATGTAATGACTGCGTTAATCAAGGGGCTAATCTCTTCTATGTCATATGGTGTATAGCTACCAGCCCTAGCCTTAACACGTGGTGCTACATATAATGTGTGTCCAAAGTCCTCATGTTGTTGTCGTAGCATAGCTGTAAGGGTATCACTGATAGGTATGTGTACTGATACACCACGCTTGCTTTGCTCTAAGTCTAAGCGCTGGGCATTAAGGTCAAGGCTAGACCATCTTAGGTTACGCATGTCACCAATACGTTGTGCCCATTCGTATGCCATGTGAACGATCAGCCCTACGCTACGGTAATTGAAGTCACTGTATGCTGCGTTAAGGAATAACTTGACCTGTTCATGTGTCCACTTAACCTTGCGCCTCTTAGTAGCCTTACGATCCAGCAGTGATACCGGGTTATGCATCATAGCTAACTGTTGCTGGGCTAACTTAAACATGACAGACATAACAGCAGCACGTAGGTTAGCACTGCGTAACCCTGCCTTGCGCCACTGTGCATAGGCATTGCTGATGTGGCTGATGTTAATGTCCTTGAGCTTAATGTTACCCAAGGTCTTACCATTCATTACCTTAGTAGCTAAGGCAGCAATGATGTGGCGCTCATATGATACCTGTGACCCATTGCTAAGATCAATAAACTTATCTGAGTTCATATATACCTGAGCTAATTTGTCCAGCGTATCGGTTCCCTTTAGTGTATATCTCTTAGCCATAGTGTGTATCATATCTTTCTCACAATTACTTTCCAATGTACCCATGATCTAAGGCAATGATCCTCACCTAGTAGTAGATCAATAAGGTTACATACATGTAGCTTCTTATCTCTGCGCCTCTGATGGTTACGTGCACTGAATGATTGGTGTAGCTCACCGCCTAGTAAGGCATTGAATAGTATACTAATTTGCACGGCTAGGTTCCTTAGGTAGTGGTAAGTTCTTTGTCCAATCATCGCACGGATCATCAGGTTTGGGTGGTTCTTTATTATCATAGCTCATATAGGTTCCATATTATAAGGCCTAGAAAAATAGCAAGGTATGCTACAGTTAGGACGGTTGGTACAAGGAACATCATCAATTAAGTGGCACCTCCTTGTCAAGCTCTAATGCTACCTCAATAGTCTGTAAGTCATCATCATATGTATCGTACTCAGTTAGTTCTACTGCCTCATCTACCTGCTTAATGATGTTATTCCAATACGAATGTAGGTACTGTGTGTTGTTCATGAGTGTGGTATCCATCTAATGTCATAGCTTATAACTAACCTACGCTGTTCTATTTTGTCAAGCATCTTAGCTGCACGTTGCTCAACTCTATCCTTACGTGCATCAGTGTACCAGCATATAGGTTTCTTATCTGAGTCATAGAATGTAGCTCTATACATAGCTTACCTCATGAAGTCAAGTTTATATTCAACACCGTTAAGCTTGAAGGTCATGACACTGTGGCTATACACACGCCGTGTATTGTATGTGTAGTATGTCTCATTGGTACACTCACCTTGCTCCTTACGATAGCCTACAATAACATTCTCTGTCTTGTTAGCATCAGCAGCAAACATACCACCAGCTAAGGCACCAAAGGCAGCGCCATTATCCTGACCCGTGAGGCCCTTACCTAGTAGCCCACCAATGATAGCTCCGCCTAACACATCGCTACCCCTGGTTTGCCTCTTACGTTGCTCATAGATAGGCACATCAATAATCTTACACACCTTCTTAGTGTGTGGTGTTTGTTGTTGCTCATCCCTATACACATGGTGGGCTGATGCTAAGCTAACAGGCTCAGCAAATGCAGGGCTAAAGCTCATCACTATAGCTGCAAAGATAGCCGCCTTGATTAGTATTGATGTTAACATCACTCACTGTCCTTCTTGAATGGAAAGCTATTGCGTAGATCGTACATGGCTGATTCAACCTTAGCCATAGCTACACCTGTATTAGTAAAGCTCTCACGAAAGCCATCAACAATCTCATCCATTGCCTTGTGTGCATCCTTGATAGCTAGTAGCTGATCATCCATAAGGCCACGCATAGCCTCATGCTGTGCTGCAATAAGGTCGTCACGTTTTATTTGGTATTCATTACGGGTATCTTCAGTCATGGTAGTCTCCTTTGTTTAAGGCTATACGTGCAGCCATGATAGCACTAAGTGTATCTATTGAGTGCTGTAGATCTGTATATGTTTCAATATAGATAGTACCTACAAACATATCTTCTACATAGTTAAGTAGGTATTGCAGGTGTTTCGGTTCAATCTCCACCATCACATAGTATCCTTTAATGATTGTTGTATGTTGTGTTTAAGTTCAAGGTCTACACTAGTTCCTTTACTTAGGTTCTCATAGGCAGTTATGATCTGCATATTACCTGACCACTCTGGCCCTTTATCAGACAGAGGCCACATATGATCTACATGATGCTTAACACCAGTAGCCATACTTATTAATCTACAAAGTTTAAATATGTCAAGCACCCTTTGTTTTTCTACACGACAATTCTTTAGATGCTTAGGTATTAGCTTAAGCTTGAGTGCTCTACGTCTAGCTGTCTTAGCGTTAACCTTATCTGGATTAACCTTGCCCCAATTATTATAATTTGTCTTTACTTCCTCCTTATGTAGTGCTTTCCAAGCCCTAGTATTTTCTAATGCTTGCTCATGGTTATCTTTATTCCAAGCCTTACTGCTTGCTATTTTACTTTCCTTGTTAGCTTTATACCAAGCCTTACCTTTAGCGCTTATCCTTTCCTTGTTAGCTTCACGATAAGCCTTATCCTTAGCTGCTTTATCTTCCTTACTCTGCGCCATGATTAGCCTCATATACTGCACGGGCAAAGCCACGTGGGGTTGCTGATCTAATGTTCTTAGTACGCATACTCTTACCACCTAACTTACGGTGTTGTAAAGAGTAGCCACCTTCTACTGAGACAGGTCTAAAGGATGGCATCACAAAGCCATTGCCTGTCCATAGGCAAGTCTTCTTAGGGTAGGCATCACGTGCAGCTATGTATTGAGGCCACTCAGGATGCTCAGCCTGACACAGTGGGATGTACCCACCATACAGGTAAGGGTGGAACGTATAGTTAGGCTTACGCCACTTGGTTGCTAACACAGAGACAGGGTTCTCTACAAAGAATGGTACGTGAAGGCTATTGAATAGCTTAGCACACCACATGGCATAGCTTACAGCCTCATCTTGGAATGATGGGTTAGCATCTAGCTTCTTAGCGAAGTGTGCTGCACCTGATACAGCCATGTCTGTACATACAGGGAAGGCCATACCAAATGCTACAGACCCATCGTTGAACTCATCCTGTATAGCATTGATGTAGGTGTGATCATGTAGATCAGCATGGCGATAGTGAATAGATCCACCACCTTCATATGTCTCAACCACCTGATCATCATGCTGTATATCAAACGCATAGCATTCATAGCCAGCCTGTGCCCACGGTTTGAGTGCCTCACCAGTGAAATCATAGAGGCTAAGTACTACTTTGCGTTTAGTGTCAGACATTTTCTAGCTCCATATAATGCATTCGAATATAAGTAAGGGCATCAGCTACAGATGTAAAGTCTTTGTTGAACCCGTCAGTATCATAGCTGTCATCCACTACTACAAATATATCTGCAATAGTCTCAGGACATTCACGCAGGTTACGGTCAAAGTAATCTACCCATACTTTAATGTTACCATACTCATTGTCAGGATCTTGATACATAATGCATGGGCTAGCGTCATTGTGCCATGAGTCATCCACAAAACCCATAGGCTCAAGTGCTGCAAGTAATGCATCAAAGGTATCCCCGTTATCAAAGTCAGGGAATGCTGTCATGTATTGCTTAGTCATCAAAGTCTAGCTCCAATTCTTCCTTGATCCATGCCATATGTGTACATATATTATCCCATGCATCATCATTGTTAGGGATACACTTGTCACGATAGTCATGCAGTGCAGTCCAGATAGGGTGTAGTATTTCAGTGCGATCATATAAGGTCATAGCTTTTCCTCTCTCATAAGTTCTAGCACTTCAAGTGCACTATCAAGTTCATCCATGTTACCAGCCTGAGCCTCTTGTATTGCAAAGTGTACAAACTCAAGGCCCTCTCTAACTATCACTAGCTTTTGTTCATCAGTCAAGGGCCTATCATCTATCCATCGCTGTGCTATGACGGACATCTGAGCATCAGGGTTCAGATCAAAGAAGTCTTTAATCTCTTGATCACTTGGGCGTTTAATAGACATCTAATATCCTTTCATTAGACAGAGTTGTGCTGATCCCAAAGCCCGGGATTTAAGGTTAGTCTAATGATACAGCCCCATGATAGGGCTGCACTGTTAGGTTAACCTGCGAAGTGTCTGATCCTTTTGCTACGCTTGCGGTTGGTGGCATGTTCAAAGTAAACACTACGCTTGAACAGGTGGATGATCACAGTAGACTTACCAAGGCTAAGGCTAAGGCCGTTGCTTTTGTTAAGGCGCTTACGGGTTAGGCCCTTGATACCAAGGACGTTGAACCTAAACCCATCGGTGCGATCATTGAGTGGCTTAGTTGCGATACAGTAAAACATATGTAGTCCTCTCTATAGGTTTCCGATAATACCTCTTACAACATTAGACAGTGGCCCGTCAAACTTTTTATTATCTTTAGTGTCAGGGTCAATGGCCTGATATACTGCGTACATAAGTTTCTGTGCCTTGTCACGTGCTGCTACATAATTCTCATTAGCCCACTTGTTGTTACCGACATAGGTAGGTAGCTTACCAGCATCAAGCACATTACATAGGACACTCATCAAAGGTGATAGACCTACGACTACCTCAGCACGTTCAGTCATATTTAACTGTGACTTGTATACCTTTGTACCTTTGATAGGGCACTTGACTGCATGGCGGCGTAGCTTGATCATTGTTCTGAATATATCAAGGCCATCTTTCTTACTAATCTTACCATTCAAAATAGCTAATACTATACCAGCCCTGACACCCATGCTAGTGAATGGATCATCAGTACTACTAAAGATACTGTGTAATTCTTTGGTTAGCTTACCCATCTTACCATCAACATGAGATTTGTACAGTGGTACATTCTTAGCGTGGGTGTGGTGTAGTTCCTCAGAGCGTAAGAATACATTGACCATAGTGATAAGCCAGTGAGCACAGCCTAAGTGGTCTTTCATACGGCGGGGCATGTGTGTATCATGGAAGAAACGGCTATCAGGGTTGACGTTAGATACAAGCACAGTCTCTATGGCTACGCCTGATTTAAGTATGGCTAGCAATCTATGCTGCCCATTCTGTAAGACATTATTCCAATCAACAGTGATAGGGCTAATGCTACCGTCCCACTTACCATCACGCATTAGCTTAGCGTAGGCTGAGACTTGGGCATCACTTACCTTGCGATAATTATTTGTGTTTAATGCCAATAGCTCAGCAGCTTTATCAGTATCGATAACAATCTTTTTTACATTCCAAGTTTTCATTTGAGTAGTCCTTTATATGTGTGCACTTATATGATTGGCACGTTGATTTATAGTAGTCAAGTCACGAATTGTTACAGGTTAGTAGCAAGGTTTTATTATTAAGAGGCGCTACTACATATTCATCACGATAGTGGCGCAAGAAATCAGCACGTTCTTTAGCTTGGATTAATGCCAAGTATACCTTTTCAAAGTCTATCATAAGCTAGCCCTTTCATCTTTCATTAGAGGCATAGTATGCCCATACAGCACCTATCAAACATAGGATGCAGGTCAGTAAGATTTCATTTATCATTCTTGTACAAATCCTGATGTGTCAAGCTTAGCTTTACCCTTAGCGTATAGAGCCACGGCCACACCTTTATCATCTTGGAAACGTAGGTCATTCTTATCACCGTCAACAGTAGGCAATCCCTTAAAGCTTGCCGGTATAGATCCCTTAGTACGGAACACTACAGCTACATTCATACCGTTAGCTACAGCAGTGTCCATCATGGCACTATACTTAGGGTTAGCGCCAGAGTAAGACCAAGTGAGGTGATAATTTGTAGGGACATTGCGGCGGTTAGCAATCTTTGTGTAATCATAGAATTGTACCATAGGGAAAGCTTCCATGATATTCTTGTGTGTATTACCTTGAGCATCTACTACAGGTATTTGTTCCCAGCGTATATCACTAGTGCCATTCAGTCTGATGCATGGCTTGATGTTACGAGGGTTGCAATACTTAACAAACCTAGTCACATCAATAACAAGCTGAGCCATAAAGCCAGCACGATCCTTGATGTACCATTCAGTCTTACGGGCACGGCCAGTCTGTACGCTAGACATTTGGCCACGCCCTGATGTATTAAGACAAGGCCCATGACAAGCGGCAAGCTCAGCACTAGGACATAGGTTAGCACCAAATGACTTCCACGGTATTAGATACATGATGGCTGTCAGTAGCTCATCACCATCACCCTTGATTGTTTTGGCATTAGTGCCACAAGAGATAAGATTACCTTTCCACATAGCGTGTCCTTTCATTAGACATAATTATCCTGGCACCCGGAAGCTGGGTCAATTCACAGTACAAACAACAAAGCACACTCACCTAACCTTAACAGTCAATCATGTTGGCATGACTTAGCAAGTGTGCTTATGCAATAAATACTTTGCACCTAGCTTATAGACGGGCTGATTCAAGTCACCGTACTCAAGCTGGGACTTTCACCAACCTATCCTTATTAAGCTTTGGCCGTGTCGCTAGGGGCCTTGTTATTCCGTGTATTCAGTAAGGCATTTAGTTTTAAGTTAGTCAAGTGTTTATTTTAGTGTCGTTCAATTCAGTCTAGCGGTCAGTTAGTATCAGGTCGCTAATCCAACATAGGCCTTTTTCTCGGGTGATCCTATGGCCCGATGCACGTATTGACCGATAGTCAATTCAGAGGTGCAGATTTTTAACGGTATGCTTTTAGTCTAGTAAAGTAACAGGCCTTGCAGCGTGTCAGTCGAATGATGCTCAATAAGGTTATAAGGATATACATCGCTTAAGGTGTTATGTCTGCCGTCTTTCGATGTATTCAACATGGCATGTGGTTTTGTAGATTGCAACTATTAATTTATCATGATCACGAAAATAGTTAAACTGTAACATATTGTAACATTCCGTGATCAATGATTTTATATAGTATATAGTATAACCTTGATGTTCCTCTTTTGTTCATCCTGATGTTGGGCTGTTGTGTTATGTTATAACATATTGGTGTTTCATACATCCCCTACCCCTTTTTCATCACACCTCTTGAGGGGTACCCTATTTTATACACCTTTTCATAGTATGAGATAATCAATCACTTAGAATATTTATGTATTTCAATAGTTTAACAGTACTTATAGCACCATAAATAAATAACCTCTATTATATAGCATTAGTTAAGTGTTTGATTTCATTGGATAAAGAATATAAGGCCTTTTCTTTGAGGGGCGGGCGGGCTCCACCGGGGGTGGGTCAGGTATACGTATATGTACAACTACACACACGGGCATTTTGAGTTCATACACAACTGTATACCATAAAGATATTCATAAAGCTGCATATGTTAAGCATTATAGCACCCCCCTATAGGACCAGATGATGATTATCCATAAGTCCAGATACAGAATTGCAGGGTGAGGTGCATTTTAGGGGTTGACACGTGTGTTCAACGTGATATAACTACGTAGTAGTAGTAGCCTATAGTTAAACATTAAGGTTAAACATAAAGATACAGTAACTAAATATAGTTAAACTAAGGTTACAGTAACAAGAATAGTTAAACATAGTGTTTAACATAAGGCTAAAGTTGACTTATATAGTAACATAATGTTAAACATACATTAGACATTGACAGTATCTGTATATTCATGTTACCATTAAGTATGTAATCACACTAATGTTTAACATAGTGTTTAACATAAGCTAGAATATTAGCACTTTCTCCTATTAATATATGTATAATAACAATAAGGGCTTGACATACATGCCTAAGCAAGTACAACTATGTGAAGATGATGTTATAGGTAGGTTCTACCAGGCGTTATTCTCTGATAATAATAAAGCTCTCAAGGAAATACACATTCCACGTAGTGATGTGTTCTACGTTAGAGAGGCTATACACCAAGCTACAGGCGTTAAGTACACGTTAGACCATGTGGAACGAGCTATGTATCTTGAGGGTCACCTGAAACGACATGATGTATTAGACCCTGACAGGAAA